CAGAAGGGGGGAGCGGATGATGGGCTCCGTGTATGATCAAATCGTGGAGATACTTCCCGTTGAGCTGGTCAACCTGGAGGTTGGGATATGACGCCGCTGTTTCGTGAGACGATCACGCTTCTGAACCGGAGAGCAGCAGAGGACAGCCCGGACGGCCTGGACGCATGGAAAAAGACCGTTCTAACTGGCTGTGTGTTGGTTCGCACTACCGTAAGGGGCGTGTCTGGCGTTGATGTATCGCTGGGCCAGACGGTGACGGTCCGTATCCCTGAGTCACTGGACTACCACCCTTATCAGGAGTGGACGGGCAAGATGAACGGCTTTACAGCGTCTGTTGGCGACATCGTGGTACATGGGAAGGTAGCGGAGAATGTGACCCCGGACAATGTGCGGGCGGTGGCGGGACGATACGAGTTCATGACCGTCCGTTCCGTCCGGGACAACACAAGGCTTCCATTGGGACACATCCACCTGGAGGGCGTATGAATATCAGTGTTGAGATTTTCAACCCGAAGAAAACGTTCAAACGGATATTTTCAGATGATGTCAGGAAATATGCCCATACTCGACTGCATGCCTATTGTTCTCCTTATGTCCCTATGGACAGCGGGGCTCTGGACCAAACTGTGGATATCACACCTGACTATGTCCACTACAAATCACCCTATGCACATTTTCAATGGGAGGGCAAGGTGTTTGTGGATGACCAGGGGAGCACATACGCAAAACGGAATACCAGTAAACACGCTACAGAAAGAAATCTAAAATACTCTATAGACAAGCATCCGCTCGCTACCTCCCACTGGGAGCGGGCCGCCATGACGGCAAAGGGCGACAGACTAGCGGAGGATATTGAAACCTATATCAAGAGGAAGTGATTTTATGGCGAACAAAAATAAAGAAATTCTCGAATTTCTGGAGAAGTGCCCCACCGTGAAGTCCTTCCTCTATTTCAACAGCGCCACAGATAAGGCGGGGCGTGTCAGTGTTGAAACGGTGTACAGCGACGTGTGGGAGAAGCGGTTCATTCGGGACATGGGGATCAAGGTCTATGAGTTCGCCGTTGTACAGATGCTGCCCCAGGATCAAGGCACAAGCGATGTCAATGCAGAGCAGGCGCAGAGCGTTCAGGACTTTATGGACTGGATCGATGAGCAGAACAGATCACGAAACTTCCCTAAATTCCAGGGATGTAAGGTGCTAAGTATTGAAAATCTACAAAATATGCCGAATCTGGCCGGGGTGAATGAGGCGGGCACCGTCGCCCGCTATATGTTCCAGGTCAGGGTTAAGTATTATACAGAAGGAGTGAAAGCATGAAAGTATCTGAATTAATGGCCGGATATACTCCGAATGATGAATTTGCTGGCTTTGCTACCAACGATGATTGGGTGTTGGCAGTCGGAATTGGAGAGGAGGCCACCACGGAGAAGGACTATACCGTTGTGCAGATGGGTATTGCTGGCTTGGACCCACAGATGAACCCCGTTACCCAAGACAAGCAGTATATCCGAACGGGACTGTCCACTTCCAAGACCGGCACACAGCGCACCTTTGCCATCACCGGCGACCGCTACATTGGCGACGCTTTCCAGGACTACTGCTTTGGCCTGGATATCGCTCATGGAGTAGGCCAGAAGGTCGTTGTACCCTATGTTTATTTCTCTCTGCTGACTGGTAAGGGAGAGAAGGGCACCGTTTCCATCATCGTTAATTCTGATGGCGGCGGAAATGCCGGCGAAAACTCCGCTATTTCCGTAGACCTTCGGAGCGTTGGAACTGCCCCCACAGAGTATACATATTCTGCTGTCTAATGAGCCTGTACAGAGAGCCGCCGGAAACAATCACCGTTGATGGAGTCTTATACCCTGTGGATACAGATTTCCGGCGCTGGATCGAATTTCAAGGGATCTTGCTGGCAAAAGAAGAAGACGGAAGGAAAGCGGAACGGCTCTACGAGTTTATGACCTCGCTGGGCCTTCCGCCCTCCAATAATACACTGGAGGCCATGCTGGAGTTCTATTCTGCAGCCTCGCAAGAGAAATCGACTCCAGGAAAGAAACATCCACAGGCATTTGACTTTGAGCAGGACAGCGAGTTTATTTTCTCCGCTTTTTGGGAGTGCTATGGGATAGATTTAAGCACAGCAAAATTGCATTGGTGGCGGTTCAAAGCGCTGTTCAAATCCCTTCCCCAAGACTGTGAGATCTGCCGGATCATGACCTACCGGACAGTAGATTTGAAGGATGTCCCAAAGCAGCAAAAACAGTTCTACCGGGAAATGAAATCACGCTACTCTCTTGGGACTGGAAACACAGGCTATAAGACAGAACAGGACATGAAAGATTATGTCAAACGAAGATACGAAGAAGCGCAAGCCAGTTTGTCCGTACTGCGGAGTAGTGGACAGTCGGGTGATGCTGGGTCCGAAAGCACGAGCAAATGACCTATGGTTGAAGTGCGAGAGAGGTGGCATGATTGGCGAATGACGGTACTGTAAAATTAGGCGTTGAGTTTGAGAGCGACGATATCAGAAAAGAGTTTGAATCGCTGAAAAGTGAAGCGAAGCAAATCGAAAGATCGTTAAAAGAAGTAGATAAAGCCCTGAAACTTGATCCTAAAAACACAGAAATTATTACAGAAAAGCAGAAATTACTCGGATCTGCTATTGAAAACTCCAAAAAGCAAATATCTCTTCTCGCTAGTGAAATGCAAAAGGCTGATTCCTCTGCTACTGTTGGGAAAAACGCCGACGCATATCAAAGTCTAACTCACACGCTGTCTGGGACAGTAAGTCAGTTAAAGGGATATGAAAATCAGCTTCAAGATTTAACTATACAATCTGGGACGACAAGAGGGGCTATTCAGAGTTCTTCCGAATCTGTGGAAGATTTGTCCAATGAGTTCCAACAAGCAGAAAGATCCGCCGATGACTTTGAGAGCCAATTAAATAGTGTTTCCGATGCCGCAAGATCCGCCCTCGATGGATTCCAGCAAGCAGAAAGTGGCGCTGATGGTCTGGAGGAGCAGCTTAAAGATGTTTCCGAAGCGGCTGATGAGGCTGAACGTGGGCTTGATGATGTTGGAAATTCTACGAGTGGTGTAGGGGATGGCTTTACAATCGCAAAGGGGGCAGCGGCCACCTTTGCGGGAAATCTCACTACAAAGGTTGTAGACGCGGCGCTTGAGGCGGCGGAAGCAATCTGGCAGATGGATGAAGCGACAGAAGAATATCGAGAGTCTCTTGGAAAACTGAACACTGCGTTTGAAACGGCAGGATTTAACGCAGAAAAAGCGCAAGAGGCATATAATGGCTTTTTTGAGATTTTGGGGGATACCGGGCAGGCAACAGAAGCCTCACAGCTCCTTGCACAGTTGGCCACAAGTTCTGAAGATATTAGTAAATGGGTAGAGATTGCCGCTGGCGTGTATGGAACCTTCGGAGATTCGCTACCAATAGAGAGCTTGATTGAAGCGGCAAACGAAACTGCAAAAACCGGAGAGGTAACTGGAGCATTAGCAGATGCGCTGAATTGGGTCGGGATCAGTGAAGAAGAAGTAGGCGCACAGCTTTCCGAAATTAGCACCGAAACAGACAGAGCACGGTATCTCATGGAATTGCTCTCAACGGCTTATAGTGATGCCGCCGAGAGTTTTTATGAAAATAATAAAACACTAATTGAAAGCAATAGGACACAGGCGGAGCTAGATAACACCACTAGTGAACTAGGAGAATCTGTTGCCAATCTCAAAAGTTCTCTTCATGACTTGTTTGGGCCAGTCCTCGAATTTTTTATTAAGAGTGCAACAGGGTTGGTCGATGGATTTCGACTTGCAGTTGAGGCGGTTGGAGATGCCTTCGATTGGGTTGGAGAAAAAGTCGGAAGCTTCTTTGGCTTTGGTGGATCTTCGAGTAAAAAGAGTGCCTCTGCGTCCCGTTCAAGGGCTGTTGCAGCAAATGGAGCTGAATCTCCAGCAGCAAGAAGTATTTCGGTAGGCGCTGATTCGTCGGCTGGCATTAGCACTACAGCAATTCAGGGCATTGAGGGGCTTGTTCCTGATATGAGAGAGAGGGTAGTGGCCGACATTGCGGCTTCAATACCAAGTTTTGTGCAGCGGGTGGAGTTTGCTAATAGCAATATGATCCCATCCTCCGCATCAGCATCTGTTCCCCGCTATCAAAGCGAACAATTCGGGGGTAACTCAGGATACTCCAGCGGTGGAGAACAACGAGTCAAACTGGACATTGGCTTCTATCCGAGAGAGGCGTCAATGTTTTTGCGGCCTTATCTAAGGGACGAGGACCGTAGAAGCGGTACAGACTTGGTGGAGTGAGGTGGCTATGGATAATATTTTCACCATAGACGGGGTCGGATACAACGTAGGCGTAGAATCTATTGCCCGTAAAGCCAGACTCTCAGATGGGCCAAACGCAGACAACGCTCTTTCTGGTTATCACTGGAGAGACCTCCAGGGAACTTTTTTTGACTACACATTCCAACTTTCTGCTGATGGGATGAGCCGTGATGACTATGACTCTCTTTATGAGGTACTGACATCCCCGGTGGATAGTCACACTGTTGTGGCACCCTACGGGCAAACCACACTATCTTATGAGGCCTATATAGAGGTCGTTGAGGATACGGTGGAATATATGGATGATGGGACATGCTGGGGCGGTTTGACCGTCACATTTTACGCCAGGGAGCCAAAGAAGGTGCCGGCATGAATCAACTTATTTATAAGGGTAAGACATTTCAACAAAAAGATATCTTTTCCGGGAATATACATATTGCTATGTCCCTCCGCTCGTCCTCTCTGGAGGTCAATACACTATCCGCTGAGGCACGTGACCCGGATGGAGTGTTTATTGGATTCGCTCGAAATACACCCTTAAAATGGATCTACAATGGCGCCCAGCGAGGGATATTTTACCTTCAAGAAGTAGAGCGAGTTGGTCCTAGCAGATATAGTCTTTACGCTACATCCGCCATTGGTATTTTAACTGAGGGACAACATTATGGAGGAATATACACCGGGCAAACAGCGCAGGAAGTTATTGCCAGCATCTGTGGTACAGTCCCTTTTTCAATCCAAAACAAATACGCAGACGTTAAGCTATATGGTTGGTTGCCTGTTGCTACACCGCGGGACAACTTGGTCCAAGTCCTGATAGCGATTGGAGCATGGATCAAAACGGATTTGGATGGCGTTTTACGCATTGAAAGCCTGTGGGATGGCATCTCTGGAAATATCAATGAGGATTATATGCTGGTGGGAGCGAAAGCCCCGGAAACAGCAAAAATAACCCAGGTAGTAGTCACAGAGCACCAATATGTGGAGGGCGGAGAGGAAACCAAGCTGTTTGAAGGAACTGCCCAGCAGGGGGATATTATCACATTTAATAGCCCGATGTATGAGCTGGTTGCTGACGGCTTCTCTATCTTGGAGAGCGGGGCCAACTACGCAAAGGTTTCTGGCGGCTCTGGCACGCTGAAAGGGAGGGCGTATATCCATAACACCAGAGAGGTGGTAAGGGATGTATCTGAGGCGGCAGAGCCTAACATTAAAACGGTGAAGTACGCAACACTGGTTAGTCTGGTAAATTCAACGGCGGTAGCGGAGCGGCTGGCTAATTATTTCCAATGGACCGAAACAATACAGGCTCCTATTGTATACCAAGGAGAGGTGCCGGGTAACCGTGTTGCGACATTGCATCCTTATGACAAAACGGGAGTCACCGCCTGTCTGGAATCCGCTGACATCAACCTGTCCAACACGTTGAAAGCGGATGAAACGTTGCTGGTTGGATTTGTGCCGCCGAAACCGGAAACGGGATATATTACCGAGCGTGTTGTTTTGACAGGTTCAGGAAGATGGAAAAAGCCTGCTGGGGTCACTCGAATCGAATATGTCCTGATAGGACCTGGCCAGGGGGGCAGAGCTGGTAAAAAGGGAGAGCCCGGTTCCGCTACTACGCTCTCGTTTTCGTACTCATTACTCGGTATAAATACCCGGTACAGTGGTAAGCACCCAGGAGAAGGGGGAAAAGGAGGAGAAGGCGGAGCTGCAGGACATGGCGGGGAAAAATACCGTGGGGGGAGGGGCCTATCTGTCTTCGATGAGGTGGGGTATAGCT